CGTGTAGACCGCATCCGGCGCCGGATAGATGTGCATGATTGGTGTGCCGGTCACGCGCTCCGTCCAATACTGCGTCGGGATCGTCTGCGTCGTCTTGACCGGGATTGCGGCCCAATCGTCGCGGCCGATAGCAGCCATCATGCGCTCTACGCCGCTGACCGTCACCGTCACGTCCAGCGGTTCAACCGTCGCCGCGGCGAGGGTGTACGCGTTGGTGCCGATGACCGTCGAGAACGACTGCTGATCGACCTGCCAGAGGTTCACGCCCCGGTTGGTCCAGTCGATGGTCAGGTATTGCAGCGACCGCCGCGCCGCACGCGCCACATCGCCCGTGATCTCGGCAGGGGATTTGCCGAGCCGCTCCCAAGCCTCCAACAGAAGGTCATCGGCTTGGGGCGCGAACGTGTACGTGCCGGAGGCGGTCACGTCAGCAGGCTTTCCCGCGCGGCTTCACAACGCCGCCCCGCGCAACGGCAATGGTGTCGGAATCCTTTGTGGGTTCCATCTTGCGCTTGGGCGTGGAGTAAGTGCCGATTGCGTCCTTCCGGCCGGGCAGCGTGCCGCCACCCGAACGCCTTGCCATCATCTTCATGGCACCCTTCGCGTCCGCCTTCTTGTCGGCCGCGCTGCCTTCGTATGCCTTCATCGCCTTCGCGGTCGGCTTCATCGGGGTCTTCGCCATGGTCATGGTCCTATGCGGAGATGAGGGTGAGGATGCGCCGGCCAATGCTGGGCGTCGGCGGGGCTTGGGTGGCGTAGAATAGGAGGAGGATCATGCGATGCGCTCCGCTGCGTGGCAGATGCCGGTTTCGGCCTGGAGCGCGGCAAGGCGCGCGCCCACCTCCTCGAAGGTGCCGGTGAACTCCTCCCTCGTGAGCTCGAAGTAGCCAGGGGGCCGCTCAATCAGAATGCGCCAGGTCATGCCCGTTCCCGATCAGATGTACAGAACGTCGATGATGAGATCACCGGCCGTCACCGCGGCTGTGTCCGCATCGGCCGATCCCGTGACGGTCGTGAACCCGATGCCGGTCGTGAACGCCTCGCCGCCATCCATGTTGATCCAACGCGAGGTGCCGGCCGGGATGCCGATGGTGCGGACGACGCCAGTGCCGGCCGTGGGGGCGGTGGTCTGATTGTGGAACTTGAGATACCGCACCGTGGCTGCGGTGTTTGTCACGTCCACCCCAAGCAGGCGCCCGGCGCTGGCCTTCACCACCGTCGCGTTCGTGCTGCCGGCTGCGACCAAGTGCGACCGCAGCGCGCCCGCGCCCGTCGTCGCGTAACCCGTGGTGACGGACCCGATGACGTTGGACCCGGACCCAAGCAGGGCGCCCAGCGCGTGGGGCGCGAACGGCGTCTGCTTGGTGATGGCGATGGCGGTCGCCGTGCCGCTGCCGCCGTAGACGCTGCACCGCACCCGGAACCAGCGGGCCGGGACCGCGCACGCCCACAGCCCAACCGCCGTGGCCGAGATGATGTAAGTGCCCGCCGTCGCCGTCGACGCCGCGTAGGCCACCATCGGGCATTGGTAATAGGTCACGTCGTCCGAGCTCTGCTCGAAAACCAGCGTCGTACTGGCCGGCATGGCGGTGATCTGCACCGAGACCGATTGCTGGTCCTGGCAATCCACCTTCACCAGCACCGCGGCCGAGGTGACGCTGCCGGTCGCCGAGACGGATTGGCTGGCGCGCACGTCCACCGCGCCCAGGTTGGACAGGCGCGGCATCCCATAGTTGCCGTCCGTGACACCCGTGCTGGACCGGGTGTCCTGCACCACGCCCAGCGCCGGGACGCCGTAATCCGTACTGCCGGCCGTGGTGTTGCGCTGCGCATCGGCGCGCACCGCCAGCCGGCCACTCGTGTCGGTCAGGAATGCCCGCGCCAGCGAACCATCCGTGCCGCCGACAACATCCATGTAGGCCGGTGCCGTGGCGCCTGGCGCAACGCCGCTGCCGAGCGTCACATCAAGGCGTTGTTTGGCCCCTACCAGCGTGGAGGTAATCGCCGTGCCCGAGCCATCTTGGAGGCGCGCCACGGTGATCGTGCGGCCGGACGTGTCCGTCAGGATCGGCCGCGTCGTCGCGCCGTCGTAGCCGACGATTCCGACGTTGCCGGTGATCGGAACCGATCCGCTGACCGGCGACGATGCGCCCGTTACGCCGAGGTCCAGCTTGATGTACTGGACCTGCTCGCCGCCTCCCACATCGTCCGTCTTGATGACCGCGCCGGAGCCGGGAGTGATCGGAACGTTGGATGCCATGCGCCTACCGGACGAACGAGAGGGTAAACGACAGGTTCGCCATCGTGGCGTCCTGCGAGCCAGGCGCAGTCAGGGTAATCACGTCACCGACCGCAATTTGTGTCGCGGTCAGGGTCGGCATGACGCCGGCCGTGACGCCGGCCGCAAACGTGATGGTGCCGAGCGTTGAGCCGTTCTGCGCGAGGGCAAACGCCACGCTGCCGGTCGGCGCGATGCCGGCCGATGCCACGCTGCCAAGCAGGTTGGGAGGGATCGTCAGCAGGCGCCCCGCGAGGAACCGAAGCACAACCTCGCCCGCGGTCGGCAGCCCTTCGACGTACAGGGCAATGTCGTACACCCCGCCGTCAAGCGTGACGCCCCTGCCCCCGATCATCCAAGGCGCGCCTTGAGGGCGTCGAGTTGCGCCGTGATGGCGGCCAGCGTTTCAGCCGCAGCGGCTTCCTTGGCGGCGTAGTCCTGCATTGCCGCCGCGTGCGCCGCATCAGCCACAGCCTGCCGGGCGTCCAGCGATGATTGCAGGGCGTTCGTGGCCGCCAGCGCGTCGGCCTCCGCCGTTGCCGCCTTGGCGGTCAGCGTTTTCAGCCGCGCCCGCACGCCGGCCATCTCCGCATCGGCGGTGGCCTTTTCGTCTTTCAGCGCGGCGGCAATCGCGGTCTTGCCATCGGTGATGGCCTGGGCGAGGTCGGCCTGCTTGGCCTCAAGCGCCTCATCGGCCGCGTCGAGGTCCGCCAGCACTTTTGCCAGATCGGCCTTCGCGGCGTCGTAATCCCGCTGCGTCGATTCGGTCAGCGCGGCGAGCTGCGCCGCTTGCCCCAGGAACGACAGCGCGGCGGGGAAGGCGTCGAGGATGGGACGCGCGATTTCCAAGGCGCGCCGGCCTTGCGCAAGGGCCGCCTGAAGATCGGCCGGGGTGGGAGCCGTCTCACTCATGGATTGCCCGCCTGCCGAATGGTGGTTGTCACCGTGGCGCCCGAGATTGCGGACACGTTCGTCCGAACGGCGGTGACGGGGAACGCGATGTTGCCGGCCTGCGTCGCGGTCACGCCGGTCAGCGTCGCATGGTCCAGCCAGGTCAGGCCGGTGCCGGCGGTATCGGTCGCGCCGGTCAACTCGTCGCTCGTGTATTGCAGCTTGCACGTCGCCGTGCCGCCCGCGATGGCGATAACCGCCGTGACGGAAAACGGAGTGGCGAGCCAGTTGAGCGGCACCGCGACACTGTTGCCGGTCGTCGTCTGGGTGCGAATGGATGCCTGCACGGGGCGCCTCCTGCTGTGAGTAGGAGGGGCCGGCCTAAGCCAGCCCCATGCCCGTTCAGAACTGCGCCACGCCGTAGAGCGGCGAAACGTCGTCGTAGGAGGTGCCGAGCGTCTGACGGGCCGGCAGCGACGTGAAAAGGGCCGTCCGCTTGGAGCCGTCCGACGCCGACTGAAGCGCGTAGGTGCCGCGCACATCGCCGGTCGTCGCGGTCGCCGTGGTGGTGACGGCCGCGGTCCAGCCGGTGTTCGCCGACACAAAAGCGCCGTTGGTAAAGATTTTGCTGTATTCCCAGAACTCGGACTTGAGGTGCAGCCCCAGAATGTCGGTCGTGCCGATGCTGATGGTGCTGCCGGGGGTGCCGCCGCCGGAGAAGTTGAGCGTGGCACCCGCGACGTACTTGAACGCCTTTTTGCCGTTCACGGTGCTGGCCGAGGTCGGGACGGTGATCGTCTCCGTCATCGGCACGCCGTACACGTCATAGCCCGAGATGGTCACCGTGTAGCCCGACGCGATGGTGCCGGCCGTGGTGATGCACAGGGCGCGCGCCGTCGCCGAGTGCGGGTCGAACAGCGCCACGGCGCCATCGTAGTACCACCACACCGCAGAGGCGCCGCCGGTCGTGTCGGTCGGCTGGCGCCATTCCATCAGGATGATGGGGAACGTGCCGGCGGTGGCCGGCGTGGTGTCCAGCGTGATGGTGCCGGCGCCAGAGCCGTTGGTCGAGGTCTTGGCGACCACGCGGGCGATGAGCGGCGACGTGGCCGCGGAACCGGCGCCCGGGATGCACACGTACTGGCCGAGCGTGATGAGGCGCGTGTCGCCAACGCTGGTCACAACAGCCGAAGAAGTCGAGGTCGTGCCGGTGGTGTGGCCCGGGTCAAGGCACATGACCGACACGGCATTGCTGGCCCGCAGCGTGCCGCCCGAGGTCTGTCCCACGTACGGCACCAGAGGGATGCTGACCGCGCGGTTGCCGTTGGTGCCGGCCGAAACCTGGTTGGTGCTGGCGAGGGTGAACGCCACCGAACCGCCGGCCGGAACCACGGGGGTCTGGGCCGCTGCGACGATGGCGTTGCTCTTGATCGACGGCACGGCATCCAGCGTGCAGGCGTATGCGTAGTTGAGCATCGCCGTGATCTGCCCGCGGTTGTTGGGCATACCGTTGCGGTAGATATACCGGCAGTCGAGGACCGCCGAGCCGTGAAAATCGACGTTCGGGCCTGCATCCGGGTTGAGGCCGGCGTTGGTCTGGCCGGTAACGCCAATGGAGCCGGTCGTGACGGCCGGCCCAGAGCTATGGGTGATCATGTGGGATTCCTTGCCGAGCGACGCGACAGCCCGCAGGCGTCAGCAGTCAGGGGCGAATGGGGAGGACGGCGGCGGCCATTACAGCCGCCGCCAAGCCGGGTCGCTTACGGCAGGCAGCCGTAGATCGCGCGGGCGTTCGACCAGCCGAAAGACCAACGCTCGGTCGCCTTGACCTTGAGGTTGTCGGTGTCAAAATCGGTGAAGATGTCGCTCTCCAGCGGATCGCGCTGGAAATACTTCAGGCCGTTCTCAGCATCGGTGATGACAAACCACGCGCCGACGTTGGTCAGGTAGTGGTTGATCCGCACACCCTCGGGCAGAACGGCGTCGTTCTTCACCCAGTTGATGTCGTTGTCGGCGGTCCCGACGCGGAGCTGCGTGCCCAGCAGCCGCTTCGCCACGGATGCGTTCTGCATCGTGGTGATCAGCTTGCGGGGCATCATCGGCACCTTGAGGCCGCCGGCATCCTTGAAGGAGCCGACCGACACGTAGGCGTCGTTCAGCGCCGTCTCGGAAAGCTGCGCCTGCACCACGGAGGTGTTGGCGTAGGTGCCGTTGTAGATCGGGTGCGCGGTGGACAGCAGCGCCACGCCGTCGCCGCCGTAGTACACGCCCGTGGTGTCCTGCGCGTTGTTCAGGACCGCGGCGCCGTAGGTCTCCTTGGTCTGCTTCATCGACCGGCGGAGCGCCTTCACGCCCGGATTGAACTGCTGCTTGTACTGGTTGTCGCGCAGCGCGTTGCGGGTGATGACGAAGCCAAGCGCCGGCTGAATGTGCCGGTAAACGAACACGGCATGTTCGGCCATGTCGGAGAACGACGTAGCGCCGCCCTCAGTGCGAAGCTGCGCGAGCGGCAGCATCCGCATCTCAACATCGCGCTCATACCCCTTGTCGGACGTGTTGCGCTCGAAAACCTCCGTCCACTCGTCGGGGTGGTCGGCATACTGGCCGAACACGGCGTTGAGGCCCGGCAGGAGGAGGTCGCGGATGGCAGAGGTATTGACAGACATGATTGCGGCCCTCCCTTAGATGCCGGTGTTGACGCGGAAGTCGTGCAGCGCGATCGTGCAAAGCACGCGGCTGTACGCAGCCGCGGTGTCGTTGTCGCCGCGCGGCACGAACGAGATGGCGCGAAACACCTTCGTGGTGGTCGCCAGCGTCGTGTAGTCCAGCCCTTCGCCAGACAGGCCGGTGAAGGTGGACCCGCCCGCGTCGATCAGGTCGAACAGGGCGCCCATGTCGGCCTGCACCGGGGCCGAGGTGCTGTTCGCGAACTGCGTCTCGAAGATCACGTTCGGGTCGTCAATGACGATGGCCGTCGCGTTCTGACTGCCGAGGGTGGTGGTGGCGCCGGGCCAGTACGGGGAGTACCGGGTGATGCCGTCCGCGCCGACCCAGCGGAAGCCGACCGCGATACCGCGAAGCTGATCGCCGGCCGCCGCCTTGTTGATGAGGCCGGTGGTCAGCAGCTTGACGGCATCGCCGGAGTAGATGGCGGTCGCGTAGCTGGCGAGAACGGGATACTCGTTGGTGGCGCCGCTGTACGGCTGCCCGTAGGCACCGCGAACGGGGAGGAACCCGCGCGGAGCATTGATGTTCGGCATGATGGGGGTGTCCCTGCTGTGCCGTTGCGGGGACGGTGGGGCGGATGCCCGAACGAGTGGGGATCGCAGCGCGCCAGGTCGGCGCGGGGATCAGGACGCAAGGCCGTGGCCTGCTTCCTCGCAGCGCCCTTTCGGGCCACCGCTTAGGCTAAATGCCGGACAGTCCGGCGGTCGGCGGCGCAGATCGCGCGGCCTCAGTCATGGCCGGCGGGGCGATTAGGCCCGCGCAGGCAAGGGGTCAGGCGTCGGAAAGCGCGACTTCCGCCATGGTGATGTACTGGCACCACAGAGGCGAGACGATGGGATCAATCGTCGGAACCACGAAACCGTCGCCCTGCGGCGTGGAGATTTTCCACGGCGCACCGATGTAAACCAGCGCATCCGGGTTGATGCGTGGATGCGCGGCGCGAGCCAACTTGCGCGCCATTGCCTCAACCCGCGAGCCTACCTCACGCATCAGCGAACCGCCCGCGCTGCGTGCCAAGGTCATGCACGCCTTCATCCGCCATCGGCTGGACGAACTTCGGGTCGGCGTTCTGTCGGAACTCACGCATCGGGTTGAGCGTGTTTTCCATCTGCTCCTTGGTCTCGGCCGCGATGCGCGCACGCTCGCGCTCGGCGAGCGCCTTGGGCCGCGCACACAGGATGGTGCCGGCGTCGCGCACGTAGTCGTCCACGTCTTTGGCGCCGGGCCAGTGGATCGCCTTGCCGCCGATCTCGGCGTGTGTCACCGGGGCGAACCCGCGGCGGATGGCGTCGGTGCGGCTGCCGGCGTCGGGCTGGCCCAGAACTTCGTCCCTCACCCACGTATAGTCGAGGTCGGGATTCAGCTTCGACGGGTCCACGTACAGCTTGAGGCCGTCCACGAAATCGGCCGGCGGGGCAACGGGGGCGCGTTCGGCGCGCGAGCGGCGGGGGTTCATCGACGGCCTCCAAGGTCGCCAGCAGCGGCGAGCGCCACCTGTGATGCGGCGTAGGCTTCTGGGGTGATACCGAGGCTCTTGGCGAGATCGACCTGTTCGGCCGTCAGCTTGATCCTGCTCGGCGAGGATGCCGGCCGGGGCGTACCGGCCCGCGCATTGACCGGGGCAGGACCGGATGCGGCGCGGCGCTGCGGCCGAGCCGGCGGCTCGGCGTCATCGTCCACGTCGTCGGCCGCCACCGTGCCGGGAAACTTCGTCTCAACGCGGCGCTCGATGTGCCGGAAATACTCCGGCGTGTTGGGCGTCAGGCCCTCCACATCGACCGCCTCACTGTGCGCAATCAATGCCAGCTTTGTCTTGGGGTCCGCCTTGGCGGGGTTGAACCAGGCGTTGCGCTCCATCCAGTCGGCGACTTCGGCGGGCGGGCCGGATGCGGCAGGGCGGGGCGCGTCGTATTCGGCGGCGGTGCGCTTGGCGGCCAGCTCTGCCATGCGACGCTGCGCCTTGGCGGCACGCTCAGCGTCGCCCTCGGCAATGGCCTGCCCGGCGTCGCGCTCGGCGGCGTCGATATCGCCATCAAGGTTCGCAAGCCGGCCCTTGTGCTGGGCGGCCTCCAACTCGGCGAGGCGGCGCTTGAGGGCGTCATTCTCGGCCCGATCCGCAGCGCGTTGCCGCAGTAGCCGGTTGATCGACTTCTCCTCGCGGCGGGATGCGCGCGTGGATTCGCCGGCCTCGAATGCCGCTTCGTCGCGGTCAATCTCGGCGGGCCGTTCGCCCGCTTCGATGCTGTCTGACATGGAGGTATGGGGTCCATCTTAGGGAACAGGGCGTCTCACGACGCTCATTCCGGCAGTCCCGGGCTGGCCGGGAATGGGGTTATCCGCGCTGTGTCAGCGCCTCATCCAACGCCTCGCGCCGCACCCGCGACACGACGCACCGATCCTGCACGCCGGCCAACCTGTCTCGCTCGGCCGTCAGCGTCGCCGTCGTGTCCGGCAGCGCCGCAATGGCCGCCACGGTGGCGGGCCACGATGGAGACGCCTCGCCTTGGAGGAGCATCCGGGCGGCGTAGGCTGCGGAGAGGAGGTCAGGCAGCGCCATCGGGCTTCGCGTCCTTCTCGACCAATTTCCGCCCTAACATTATACTTGACGTACCCAGCATGCACGGATAGGTTGGCGGAAGTCGAGGTCAGCCATGTCCAAACTCTCCGCTCCCCACTTCCATGACGAAGCCGAAGCCTACGCCTGGGTTGAAACCCGCGTGTGGCCTAACGGTCCAGTATGCCCGCACTGCAAGGGCCGCGAGCGCATCTCCAAGATGAACGGCAAGAGCACCCGTATTGGCGCTTACAAGTGCTATGCGTGCCGCAAGCCGTTTACCGTTAAGGTCGGGACCATTTTCGAGTCCAGCCACCTTGCGATGCATCTTTGGCTGCAAGCGATCTACCTGCTGTGTGCCAGCAAGAAGGGTATCAGCAGCAACCAGTTGAGCCGCACTCTTGGCATCACCCTCAAGTCTGCTTGGTTCCTCTCGCACCGTATTCGTGAGGCGATGCGGAGCGGCGACCTGCTTCCTCCGATGGGCGGCAACGGCAACGCCGTGGAGGCCGATGAAACCTACTACGGCGCCAAGGACCACATCACCACCCGCACCAAGTACGGTAAGCCCGGCCTCGCCTCCAAGCGCGCCATCGTCTCCCTTGTGGAGCGGGGCGGCGCGGTGCGCAGCTTCTACGTGGAGCGCGCCACCAAGACGGAAGTGACCGGGATCGTCGGCGCCAACGTGGCGAAGGAAGCCACCCTCTACACCGACGAAAGCCGCCTCTATGGCGATGCCGTCGCGATGGTCGGCGCACATGAAGCCGTCAACCATTCGGCGGGCGAGTATGCCCGTGGCATCGTCAACACCAACAGCGTGGAAGGGTACTTCTCCATCTTCAAGCGCGGTATGCGCGGGGTCTACCAATGGTGCGCCGAGCGGCATCTGCATCGCTATCTGGCCGAGTACGACTTCCGGTACACCCACCGCATCAAGACCGGCTACGACGACATCCAGCGCGCTAACCGCGTTCTGGCCGGCGTCACCGGCAAGCGTCTCACCTACCGAACGACTCGTATCGGAGCGGCTGGCGTGGTTGCATGAGCCGAAGCGGTTTGGGCCGAGGCGGAAGGTGCAAAATGACTGACAATGGCGAGCGATATCGCGCCGAACGGCGAAGCGCCATCAAGGCGATCGAGGCTTACCTTGCACAAGAAAAGGCCGAAGCCGAGCAAGCGGCTTCGCAAACGGCAGCGCGCGTGGCTGTAGAAATAGCGAACCTGCGCGCCGAGAAGGCGCGCCTCGCATCGCCGCTTCCAGAACCAGACCTTTGCGCCGAGTGTTGGTTTCAGCATGGCCGGCAAATCCAATTGCTCCCGCAGCCCAAAAGAAAACCAGGCGTTGATCGGATGCTTTGCCCCGAATGCCGGGGCATCGAGGAAAGGGGCGCGCGGAGATGACCGACCAGAATCCCAAGCCCACCAAGCCCCAACGCGACCGCTTCATTGATGCCGCCCGCGAGGCCGGCGCCGACGAAACCGGCGAGGCTTTTGAGCGGGCGTTTGACGTGCTGGTCAGCCAGCCGCCGCCAGTCGATCCCGATATTGCGCCATCGACGCCAGCAGTCCGTCCCGGTCATAAAACCGGGCGTGCCTGAGGCCGCCCTTTTCAGCCAGCACGGCCCAAGGAGTGTGCCACGTCGGCCGCATGCGGCTGCGGATCATCATCCAATGCTTGTGTGCCTCGCGCGCCACCAGATCGGCCGCCTGTAGGGGCGGAAAACGCTTGGCGGCCATGAAAGTGAACGGCCCCGAGAGGATACCGTTCCACTTGGCGCTGTCCTGATAGGCCGCATACAGGTCTCGGGCGGTCGCTTCGGCCTCGCCTTGGTTGTTCGCCATAAGCGCAACAGGCTCGCTCTCAGCATTCAGCCGGGACCACTCGGCTGTCACCTGTAGGCAATGCTCCAAGCCCAAGTGCAGCGGATCGCGAAACCTCTCCTTGAACGCTGATGCGCTGGGATCGGCATCAACAACTGCATCCCACGCCGGCCGGTCGATAGCCGCAGTGACATGCCGGATACCGCAATCAACGATCACCCGCGCCAGCTCTAGCGTCAGGGCTTCGGCTTCAGTTGACCGAAGGTGCGCGTATTCATGCCGACGCGCTTCAACAATGGCCGCGTGAAAGTTTTGAAGGCCGTAGCGCGCCAGAACCTTTAGCCAGTTGCCTTCAAAGTTCTGCCAGTCGTGCTTGGCGCCCCACAGGCACCCGTACACAACGACCTCCGAGGCTTTGTGCGTGCCGCTGTCATCCGCGTATGCGTAGAGCATCCCAAGGGGCTTCCACCGATGCGCCCAGGGATGAATTGCGTCCGCGAGATCGGCAACCTGAGCGATGGGGCTCACGGTATCACCTCACGCCCGATTCGGGTACGGGAAGTATAATGTTGGGATTTCCGCCGCTCCGCCTTTTCCAGCAGCGCACGGGCCGCGGCTTCGGCGCCGGCCTCACGCAGCATGGCGGCGATGCGCTCGGCCTTGATGGCGTAGGCGTCGGCGGTCTCGCTCACCGCGCCAACGCCGCATCAGGGTCCACGCCCCGCACCAGCACCTTCTCATCGGCCAGCACACACAGGGTCAGCGGCCCAATGGCGATCTTCGCGGCGGCCTCCGCCATGCGCGGCCACGCGATCCAGTCGCCGGGCTGCACCCATGGGCCGTTCGGATACCGCGTGCGGTCGGCGTAGGCGTCAGGGCCAAGCGCCAGCACCAGCCCGACGCGGCCTTGGTATTCGTCTTCCTTGAGCGTCATGCCCGAGAGGATGATGCCGCCCTTCGTCTTGGTGCCCTCCGGCCGCACGTACTGAAGCACGGTCAGGTGCCAGCCGGTCGGGGTCGGCAGGGCGGCGTTCGGGTCACAGGCCGACAGGAGGTGGTTGAAGCGGGCTGCGTCGGCCGGGGCAAGGTCGGCGAGGCGGGTGAAGTTGTCCCGGGCGCCGGCCTTATACCGAATGTCGGCGGCGATGTAGTCCAGCGCCGTTTTTTCGGGCAACACGCCAGCATTCCACGCCATCTTCTCGCTCATCATCAACCCTTCCTATTGGGGGACTTCGCAGCGCCAGTCGGAATCCCGAGGGCCTGCTTTTCTTCGTCGCTCAGGCGATCCTTGATCGCCCGCATCGCGCGCTCGATGCCGCGGATTTCGCCGCAACGTTCGCGGTACTCGGCATGGTCAGCGCACCCACCGGAGGCGATGTGCTGCGAGATGCCGGCAATGTCGGCGGCGTAGGCGTCCAGTAGCGCGCGGGCGGCGCCGTACCAGTCCATGTCAGCCGGCCGCCTTGAGTGGTGTCGGCTTGGTGGTGGGGTTTGGGGTCATGGTCATCGGCCGTAGCGCTTGGTGCATGGTCCGAAGCGTGGGGATGTGGTCGCCGCCCAAGAAATAGACGCCACAACGGCCCAAGATGGTGTCCAGCCTGATCTTGTTCGCACGCAGCGCGACGCGGCTAGCCGCGGTCGGGCCGGAGCGCCAGTTGTCCGGCCACATGACACGCTCGCCTTGCCTGATGAAGGCACGCAAGCCGGCCTTGGTGGCGGGCGCATCAGCGGCCCGCAGCAATCCAGCGCCGCAGTCGCCCAAGAACGCGATCAGTTTGCGGCGCCCTACCTTACCCCGCAGCGCCTCATGGGCAATCTCATCGCCAGCCGCCACCAGCGCATCCAGAATAGATTTGGACGGGTCCGCAACCCGATCCACAACGGCGGCTGTGCCGGCCTTGCTGTTACTGAATAGCGCGTAATAGAAGTCGCCGCTGTCAGACTTCACAAGGTCATCCCATGACCCTTTCCACGAGACGGCGCCAAGTTTCTTGGTGATCTTTGCGCGATCACCGCCGCCGCCTTCGTACCAAAAGCCGGATTGGCGCCCGGCATCCAGCACTCGGCGCACTATCCACGGCGGCATATCAAGCGGGGCGTCGTGATTAATGCCGACAAAAACCGCCGCGCCGTCTTCCGATGCGAGTACGCGCGGCGCACTCACTGCGCCAAGCCCTCAATCCGCTGCGCCCCGCGCGACATGGCCGCCGCAGCGCGCACCCGCTCACCCTCAAGCCCGATCAGCGCCTCCTGCAACCGCGCCTCACGCTCGGCCTCAGCCGTTGCCGCATCCTGCGCCGTGCGGAGTGCTTCGCCCTGCTCCTGCCGGGCGCTCTCCTCGCTTTTGCGGGCCGCGTCCATCTGCTTGAACGCCAACTCCTGCCGCTTCAACTCCAACTCTGCGGCCTTGCCGTCATCCCCAGCACCGCCACCCAACGCCTGCGCCAGCGTCGCCACGATCTGTTCGCTACTCGCCGCCACAGCCCGCGCCATGGCCGCATCCATCTCGGGCGGCATCGGCTGGCCCGGGGGCGGCAACTGCACCCCCTGCGCCGCGGCAGCCTCAGCACACAGCAGCCAATATCCGGTCGCCACATGCTCGCCGATATGCGCCAGCAGCGCCGCCATGATCGGGGGCGGGAGGCCCTGGGTCTGCATCTGCGCGATGTGCGCCTGCGCGTGCGCCGCGTGGTCCTGGGTCGGGCCGACCGCAAGCGGCATACCCTTCAACGCGAAAGCAAACTCGGTCGCCACATCCGCCGGCTTACCCTGGCCTGGCTGCGGCATGAGCGCCTGAATCTCGGTCTGGCTCTTGCCCATGGTGCGCAGCACGTCGGCGAGCGCGGCCCGCGTGTCCATCATGCCGCCGGACGCGAGCGACAGCTTGTAGATGCCCTCCGCCGCCGCAAGCCGCTGTACCTGCGTCGGCTGGTTCGGGTCGGACACCGGCACGATATCCGCCGCATCGGCGAAGTCCGCGCCCAGCGCAACGCCCTTCTTGCCGTCAACCACATACGGGTATTGCGCGCCCGGCTCCTTGGCGAACTCAGCGCAGAACAGCCGCAGCTCCTGGCTCATGCCGTGGTGCAGCCGCTTGAACACCGCCGCTTCGGGCCGGATCGCCTGATCGATCAGCGCCAGCGTGGTCCCGACCGGGGCATCAGGACGCCCCTCGCCGGTCTGCATTTCGGTGGTCATGCCAAGTTGCTGGCCGACCGACACCACGCTCTCAAAGATCGGCGCCCACGACGCGGGCACGTCACGGTACACCTCGCCCAGCGACATGATGGCGTCGCGGATCGGGCGCCCGTTCGTCTCGATCTCCTGGAACTCGCCCGGCCCGATGGTGACGCTGCTGTCGTCCGTCTTGGTCCCGCGCGCCTTGAACCCACCCGGGAACGCGTTGAGCTGCATCTGGTCAATCGCCAGACGCCACAGCGCCGACGCCTGATCGGTCGGGCCGCGCATCAGCGCGCCAAGACCCCAGCCGTAGAACCCAAGCCCGGGATGGAACAGGTAATGCACCACCGACTGGCGGCGCTTGATCGGGGGCTGGCCCTCGATCCAATCCCGCTCAATCCGCAACACCCGCTGCGCGTCGCGGTCCACCGTCACAATGACCGGCAGCGGCAGCCCGTCCGGCTCGCCATCCTCGCCGATATGCTCAAACGGCGTGCCCACCAGCGTGTGCCAGCACTGGCAGTGGTAGTGCGTGTGTTCGGCGTCATCGGTGCGGTCGGAGCGCGTGCGATTGTCGCCAGCCGCGATCACCGCTTGCCCGGGAGCGTCCTCGCCCATGCCCGGCGAAACCTGGCCGGCGTCGATGTAGTAGCCCGACAACACCCGCCGCAGCACTTCATCGGACGATATCAGGTCGATGTGCGTGGCGCGGGTTGCGGCGTCCAGAGACGGCGCATAGTACGAGACAAGGAAGTGCGCCGGGGTCAGAAACCGGCTGCGAACCTCATTCGTCACTGGGTCGCGGAACACCTTGCGGAACAAGCTGCCATAGATCGCCAGCCGCAACAGGCCGCCCTCATAGTCGGCGTACCAGCCCGCATCCTCAGTCGTCAGGTGGTAGTTGAGATACCGCTGCCGGCGCTGCGCCTGCTCCTCGAACGGCTGCGTCGGCGTGCCCTCGATCCGCGACCGCGCCGGACCCGCAGCAGGCAGCATTTCCGCCCGGCCATTGGCGACGAATCGCACGATGGCATTCAACATCATCGGGTGGATGATGTCGGACGCGCCCGCGAATAGCTTGTCGTCAACCTCACGCGCCTCTGGCCTCAAGCCCAGAAGCGCAATGATGGCCGCCACGTCCTCAAAATACGCTTCGTTGCTCGTCTCGTCCGCCTCGATGCCGTCCAGCACTTCCGCCGCAATGGTGGCGAGCGTCGCGCCGTCGATATGCTCCGACAGGTTCCCGAACCACTCGACCTGCGGCATGGCAGGCTCGCCCGGCTCCTCCGCCAGCACGATATCAACGCCGCCGTCCTGCTGCTCCTCCGTACGCCCAGCCGCCACACGCGCGGCAAAAGCCGCCATGTCGGGCATGGCAGGAGCGGGGATGCCGGGATCGGCGGGGCCGATCATGGCGGAGGTGATGCCGGACAAACGGTGGCCCTTACTGTCGGGTGCCTATGCCGCCATACATGCGGCGGCTGGTGCGTAGGACGCTGCGAAGCGTCGGCTCGGGGGGATCGTCCTCGGGCATGAACACCACGCCGGAATCCCGAACGTGCCGTAGTGCCTGCGTGACGCTATCAACCCGGTCGTCATGCGTGCCGCGCGGGAACGCCGCGCACTCGTCAATCACCGCCTGCGCCCAGCCCTTGGTCTCGCCGTCCGCGGTCGCCGCATGAAACACGCGCTCGGCCTCGAACATGGACTGGACAGCGTAGGCGCGGGCAACCTTGTCGCCCTTCGGCTGGATTTCCCAGATGGACAGGTCCGGCATTCGGCGGCGCAACTCCTGCACCACGCTCAGCCCGGAAGCTTTGGCCTCGACCAGCAGCCGGATCGGCACGCCAGGGATGGCGAAGTGCGAAAGCGTCGCCTCGATTTCCTCTTTCAACTCAGGAAACTCTAGCCGCTTGGCCCAGGCATACCGCAGCAGGGCAATGCTGCGCTCATCGTCTCCGCCGCACACCCACCAGACCGTGCAGGCCGTGGGGTCGTTCTCGTCCTTTGCGGTGTATGCGGTATCGATCGACACGATGATGTAGTCAGGTGACGGCAGCGGCTTGGCGCCGGGGTCGGCCTTGGGGTCGCCCACCGGCCACGCTCGCCACCACTCGGCCTTGAGGATTTCGCCGCCTTCGGTGCGCGGCTCCTGCTGGTACAGCGACGCCCATGTCCGCGGCAGGGACCGGGCTTTCTTTTCCGCCAGGTCTTGCGCGTAGCCGTATTGGTCATCAGCCCAAAGGTACTCGCCGGGCTTGCGGCCCAGCGCATCATCCTCGCCCGCAATGGCCGGCACCTTGAGGACATGCCAGAGGTCGGGCTGATGCTTGAGGATGCGGCCAAACAGGTCGTCTTCGTGCCAGCGGGTGCCAATCAACACTTCCGGGGCGCCCGGCTTCAAGCGAGTCAAGAAGTCGTCAATGTACCAGTTCCACACCTTCTCCCGCTGCGTGGCGCTGTCGGCCTCCTCGCGCGAGCGGGTCGGGTCGTCAATCAAACCAAGGTCCGCGCGACGGCCGGCGATGGAGGAGCCGACACCCACGGCGCGGTACTCGCAGCCGTTCGTGGTGGTCCAGTTGTCTTCCGCTTCCCGCAGCAGCCCGTACCCAAGGTCGGCGCCGTTGCTGCGGACCCTGCCGCGAACCCGGCGCGAAAAGCTGGATGCCAAGCCGCTTGTGTTGCTGGCCGCGACGATCAGGCGGTTGGGCTTCTGCGCCAGCCACCATGCGGGGAACAGGTCGGAAGCGTAGGTGGATTTCGCGGAACCCGGCGGCAGGAACAGCATCAACCGCCGTATCTCGCCCCGCGCCACCGCCTCTAGCTTGTCGATGATCAGGCGATGGTGTTTTGCCGGCATCAAGCCAAGCGGCGATAGTGCTTCAATGGACCACGCCGTCAGGCTGCGCCTTATCTCCCGCCGCATCTCGGCTTTCGCGAGCCGCAGCGAGTGCCGCATCAACTCGCGCTCGCTCAGCCCTAAGCTCGTCATCCGTCAGGCGCTCCAACTCGTCGGCGCCCAGGTTCACGTTCGTCTGCACCGGCTTGCCGTCGATCCGGTCCAACAGCTTGTCGCCCGCGGCGATCCTTGCCATGACGGGCGCTTCGTCGTCGTCCACGATGGTTTCGTACAGGTCCAAAACCTTGGCGCGGCGCTGGGCGTTGCGGTCCCGCAGGTTCATGTCGCTCAGGCGGGCGCGGGTCGCATCGCTCGCGGGGTCGCCAATCGGCTTCAACGGCGGCGCCCCCTCACCCTTAGCCGGCCCACCCCAGCCCGGCCCCATGCCCTCGCCTTGCGCTGGGCCGTTGAACGGGGGCTTGCCGGAGCCGGGATGGCGGGGTTTACGCGGCATTGACCACCTCCACCGCGCGCCGCTCCACCGTCGTTCGCACCTCGCGCCCCATGAGTTGCAGCAGCAGGGCCACCCGCTCCTCACTGGACAGCATCACGCGCGCCACATGCCCAGCCATCGGGCCGCGGGTGATCGCCACCTCAGCGCCGACCGGCAGGACCGGCAAACGCTCAGGGGCCGACCATTCCTCGATGACGCCTTGCGGGCTGGTCATCGCCAGGAACCGATTGACCGCCTCGTCAGGCAGCCAGGCGGGGCTTTGACGATCCCCTACGCGCGCCAGCACCTCCGCCACGCCCCGGCAGCGCGTCAGGTGGTGCCAGTCATCGGCAGGGACCATGCAGAGGAGATACCCAGCCCATGCCGGCATGATCTGCCGGACGGCCGGGCGGTTGCTCTGCGGGACCAGTACGCGGATGTTCGGGCTGTAGACCTGAGGGTCGATCTTGGAGCCATCGTGCCGCCGCGCGTCGCGGAGGCTGGCGATGGCAAGGAATCGGTCGCCCCAAGTGTGCGCTACGACGAGCCAGCGGGGAGCGGATGGGTCTTCCATGCGTCCGCAGACCGTGGGACTGACGCCCGCGCGGCCTACCTCACTGCCGCCGTATAGGGTTTCGGGGGCGATGTCAACCGTAGATTGGGGGTGGTGGCGGGCGCTCATGGGGATGGCTCCTCACTCGGGGCAGGCACCGGCACCGGGACCAGCACGACAGGCGGCGCCTGTAGCGCCATCCCATCGGCCACGGTCCACGGCATCTCGTCGCGCAGGCATCGCGGCAGGTCGGCGCGGGCTATCAGGGCGTCGCTCATCGGACGTTCTCCAACTCATCCCACCCCCACGGCGCCGGCCGCGTATCCCGAGCCACCCTCGCCCGCGCTATCTCCGCCGCCTGCTGCCGCGCGTACCAATACCCAGCCGCGAACCCCGGCAGGTACGGCCGATACGGCGGCGGCTCAACGGCGCGCGTCTCACGCGCCTCATCACTCAGGACAGCATCACTCACCATCACAGATACCCCCTCGATTTCATGGAAATATGTGCAGATAGGCGATTGACGCCTAGGCGTATGGCGCCTATGTTCAGGTCATCAGCAGGGGCAATGAGGCCCGGCCGACAGGACGCAGACCGATGAGCAAGATCACCGTCAAAATGGTTCGTAAAATCGCCGCGGCAGACGGCCTCGACCATGCGGAGTTTTGCGTTGAGCAAACGCGCAACCAAGACACCGCCCCGCTGATGGCCGAGATCGCCCGGCTTCGGGATGTGGCCTATGCCGAAAACGAGGCTTCGCTGGCGGACTACGACCTGCCGATCGGCGATTACCTGCACTCCGATGACTGCTGAAACTTTCCGCGCCGCGCTGGCTGACCTGGGACTTTCCCAGGCGGCCTTTGCCCGCTTCTTGGCCCAGCACGGCCACCCGGCGCGCGACGTGGCCCGCAGCGTGCGCCGATGGGCAGAGATCGGGCCGCCAGGCGAAGCGGTGGTGATACTCGCCATGCTGCAGAAACGGGCGGAGGACCAGCCGCCGAAGAAGGAGACAGGACGATGAGTGACAAGCACCCCATCGAAGCCGCGCACAGCGAAGCCCGCGAGGCGCGCTACCGTGCCGAACGCGCCAAAGACAACGAGATTGAGGCCGCCTTGCGGGAGGTAAGCGCGCGAATCCGCGCTGACGCCGCCGCCAAGCACGACGCTGGGATTCAGTCGTTGCGCGAGGCGGAGCGGGCCGCAGTTGCCGCTTACAACGCGTGGCGCGAGGCGGAAGGCGCGGCGAAACTCGCTGGCCGCACGACCGCGATGGTCGAATGGGCCGGTCCGAAATGGGGCCGCGGTCCCCTCACCCCCACCGGCCGCAAAGGCGTCCTGATGGTTCGCACTAGCGCGTGCGAGTTCGCCGGCAACCTGTCTGACTACTCCCTGCCGGCCATCGGCGCCGAGTACATCCGGCTTCTGAAAGCGAACGGCACCCCGTCGCTTCAGATCGTCACGCGGGGCGCATACGGCTGGCATGCTGAGGGCGTGGACCCGAACGCCAAGCGGGACGCCGCCTAACACCCCACACCTCCCACAATCGCCGCAGAGGCGCCCTCGCGCCTCTCGGCTACCGGCATACCCTCCGCCCACTCCACAGGCGCCACGCCCGCGCTACGGTCCACCGCGGCCCCTGTCGCCACCGTGGAGTGGTTCAGCCGGCGGACGCGCGCGCGTGTTTCGGCGTAGGCGGCTTGGAGCCGAGCCGCGTCGGCGGGGGTGATGGGGGCGGTCATACCGGGCGCGCCTCCGCCTTCCGCACATACGTCTCCGCCAGCCGCTCAATCAGCACCAGCCGCGCCACCAGGTACGCCCTCACAGCGCAGCCCTCAGCCGAGCCGACAGCCTGCTCAGGGTGGCGTGCCGGGTTGTCAGGTAGGCCGCATCCTCGCCAGGAGCGCACCGGCCGCGGGCATCCAGGGCGGCCATGGCAAGCGCATCGGCATGTTCGGCCAGGTCAAGGTGCGCGCGAGAACGTGCGAGGCTAACCGTTTCCGGCAAACCCGCGCTGTCACCGGAATCTCTCCGGCTGTTACCGATTGTCACCGGGAATACTCGTGCCGGTGACAGGATAATCCAGGTAAACCGCCACTTGTCACTGTGTCACTGTGTGTCACTAGAAAACATAAGTGTGCACACACACGCGCATAGAAACACATGATGGCGGTGACAGCGGTGACGGGTGACAACCCGCGGTTTGCCTGGGTTTTTCTGTCACCCGTTGTCACCGGCGGTGACAGGCAGCGCGGTACGTGCGCGCGCGGGGGCGTATTCATATCCCGTCTCCCATAATCGCTTCAAGCGGTATCGCCACAACCTTGTCGTGATAGGCCGGACTGAACCGGACCGACTTCCCGCGCTCCGCCTTGGGTGTGCGGGCGATGGTTGCCAGCCATCCGGCATCCCATGGAGAGCCGCGGAACACGCCGGCTATCCCCTCACTCCGGTACCCAAGGCACAGCGTCTCACCGATGACCCGCATACCCAGCCGTCGCAGGGCCGTGTCTGCGTCACCGGGGCGGATCATGTCCTCGCCGAACGCGCCCACCATGGCGCCTATCAGCTCGGACACGCTCGCCGTCTCAGGGCGCC